TACCGTTTACTCTTATATCCGTGAGTACGTGAACGAGTTCAATCAGACGCCTGATTATCGAAACGTCGTAGCTAAGTTCAAGGACTTTGACTATATGCCTATGGTTCAAGATTCGTTTGCATACCTTTGTAAGACGGTTAAGAGTCAATCAGCAAAACGTAAAGCGGTGCTGAAGCTAAGTAACTTCAACGAGAACTATCAGAAAATGTCGGGGATCGAGTTTGCACAATGGCTTAAAGAACAGGCTACAGCACTCGAAGCGGTCGCTATGTCTAGTACAAGTACTGGTACTAACTTTGCTACTAACGGTGAGGAACGGGCGGAGTGGTACGAAGAAAACAAAGTACAGCGGTCAAACTCTTATATCCCGACGCCGTACCCGTCGCTTACTAGTTGGCTAGGTGGTGGATTCGAGTTATCGGATTACATTCTTTTAATGGCATACACCAACAAAGGAAAATCATGGATCGGTTCAGATATTGGGTTATCAGCCTACCGTAATGGATTCAACGTGCTTCATTACTCGCCTGAGTTATCTAAGAAGCAACAGGTTTACCGTCTCGACACCTTGAACGGACACTTCGATAACGTCAAGATTCGTCGAGGTACTTTAGACAATGAAGAAAAATACTTCGAGTATTTGAAGGACTTCAACGAAAGTAATGAAACGGTGTATCACATCAAGACAATGGAAGACTTACCGCACGGTCTGACCATCGAACAGATTGAAGCTGATCTACAGTCATACGGAAACATTCATATGGTCATCATTGACGGCTTCAACCTTATGACTCACAAAGGTCGAGGGCGAGACGCTATGAGTGAGACAAGCCGTAAGCTACGTCAAATCTTTGGACGCTATATGGTAGCGGGTCTAGTCATTCACCAAACGCCTACGGGTTCTGAGAAAGAAATGAATACGGACGAAGACGAACTTGAAGTAGAAATTCCCGTGCCACAGGTTACGGATTATTCAGAAACCGTTGCTGTCGTACAGGATAGTGCTACTGTTCTTACCTTCAACCAAAAGGACGGACGGGGACGCCTATTGTTAGCTAAGTGCCGTGAACCACACGTAGGTAAATCAGTTGATCTTAAATGCAACTTCAACTTAGGAAGCATTACCGAACGGACAGCGGTTGATTATTTTTAATACTGAATTGAGTACTGACTTTGATGTTAGTACTCTTTTTATTTGAGGTGAGGACATGAGACGACAAGAACAACGAAGAATTTCTGAACATGGTTTCATTCGCTACTGTAGCTGTTCAAACTGTGTTGCCTATAACAAGAAGTACAAGCGGGACTTGAACAAGGTCTTCAGACGACGAATCAAGCAACAGGATCAGAAAGAGTTGGTGAGACTGAATGAAGATTAACCGCAACGGAATTGAATACGAATTGAAAGTAGACGTGCTGGACGAACTTAATTTCTATGACTGGTCACGTGTTCGGGTTAAGCCTGACGAAATGGTATCCTGTTCACCTTTCCGTAATGAGAAAAGCCCGTCCTTCTCAATCAACTTAGAGACAGGGTTATGGATCGACTTTGGTAGCCATGATGAATTTTACAAGAAGGGCAACCTAATCACGCTTCTTTCTTTTCTGAGAAACGAAACGCCGAATGAAGTTGAAACCTACTTGCTGTCGAAATACGGGATTGATCTTAGTGACGTTGATAGTCTTAGTATTGACATTGACTTTACAATTGACACTAAAGAAGAACCTATTATTGACATTGACACATATAAACAATACGCCTTTAAGCACCCTTACTTGAATCGTCGAGGAATCAGCGACAAAGTACAGCGGGCTTTCAAGATCGGCTTTGATAAAAAGTCTAATGCGATTGCTTTAGCGTGGTTCGATGTGGACGGCAATATCATTAACATCAAGTTCAGATCCGTTAAGTCAAAAATCTTTTACTACTATCCGAATGGTCAACCGATCCGTAACCACATTTACGGTATGCACTTCGTATTCCGAATGAAGGCAGAAACAGTTTACTTAGTAGAGTCTGAGATTGACGCCCTCTATATGTGGTCACACGGCTTCCCTGCTATCGCTTTAGGCGGTTCTAATATCAGTGACGCACAAAAGAAGCTGATTCTTAGAAGCCCCATTAAAACGCTTGTGATGGCTACTGACAATGACGCTGTAGGTCAGGAAGTCAGGGACAAGGTTTCACGTGCCTTCATGGGGATCAAGGACATTCGGGAAATCCGATTGCCAGCGGGTGCTAAGGACGTCAACGATCTTGACCCCGAACAGCTGAAGCAAGTAGCTAATAATACAATTCCTGTAACATTTTCAATATTTGATCCCAGACCCAACCGCTAAAATGGTTGGGTTTTCCTATTTGGGACTTTTTAGAACTAGGGACTAAAGTACCCTTTATTTCTCATATATCGGGTTAATTCATTTTGATAGTTGAGTTTCTTCGTTACCCTTTACGCTTTGACGTAAAACATGGAATTTATTACCTGTTTAATACTTATATACACGTGAGTTTTATGGGAGTATAGTAATTCTCACAGGACTTCACGTGAACTTCACGTGACCTCACAGCAATACACAAATCGTGTAGGAAACACACTTTAAACAAACCCCCCAACCGCACTAATCCTAGTGCAACAAACTTCCTTGTCGTTATTGGTTTAGAAAATTTGAAGCGTTCACAGGCTAGACGGACTTTTTAACGCCCTTCAGTCGCCCTACCTTTTTACGCCCTTTTGACCGAACAAGCGTTCGTATTTAGTGGGCTTTTTAATCATGCACTTTTTTAAAAACATTTTCAATCTTTTTTGTCCTAAAGCGGGTGCGAACTGCAAGTACCCCTTTGTAACCACTTAAAACTTTTGCAAAAGAAAGAGGAACACACACATGAAAACTTACTTCGAGATCGTAGCTGGAAAGTCATACCGTCAATTAACTGCCACTGAGAAAGAAGCTATTCAAGACCGTCAGACCGCTTTGGTACTCGCATGGCAAGACGAGAAGAACGAACTTAACCGTCGTGTCATTGAAGACGAACTTGTTGCAAGTGTGCAAGGACTCATTAAAGGAATCGCACACAAGCAAGCTGAGAAATCGTTTTCGATGGATCAGGAAGAGTTTGAAGGAATCATTTCACTCACTTTCGCTGAAACGTTGGTCAAGTTTGATCGGTCACTTAACAAGCCGTTCCAACCAGTTTTCATTATGAATGTTCGTTACGCAATCTTAGAAACTTACCGTGAAAAGGGTTACGACTTACACGATACGTCTGATCGCCTTGATAAGCGTGTCACGACGTCTTCACAGTTTCACAGTGATACGGACGTTACTTTGTCTACGTCGGGGGAGTTGACACCGCAAAAGTCTAACCCGATTGACTCAGTTTTCTTAGACGTCCTCACTGACGAGATTCTTACAAGCACATTCGGTAACAACGATGTGAAGCGAACAATCATTCATATGTTCCTGCAAGACTTCAAGCGGAACGAAATTGTGTCAGCAATCAACGTCGATGGCAAGTCAAACGACGCTGTAGCTAAACAAATCAACCGCACGATCAAGCAATTCAAAGAGGCTTACCTTTCATTCACACAGCCTCAAACAGCCTAACCCCTAAATAACCCCGACATGACCGAAGGCATTATGTCGTTAAACTGCTTGCCTCATTTACAGCTTATTAAAGCTAACTGAGAGGGGAATTTTAATGTCGGGGTTATTTACAGCAACAGGGGAAGAAGCGAAGAAGTCAGCAAGTACTAAAGGGGTAGACTTGAAGACGGCTTATATTCGCCTCAAAGAAAACGAATCAGTTCGGGTACGCCTTTTGGGTGTTACTGATTACGTTGAGTACATGGCACAAGGGGACTTCAATTTAGGTATCTACACGCAACCTATGATTGATAACGTGATTGGTCATGCGTCACCGCTTACGGTGGCTAGTAAGTCAGGCGTTGAAGGGTTTGACAAACTCTATCCGAAAAAGCGTTATATCTTTGCCTTCTATGACATTGATATGAAAGCTGTTCGCTATTGGGATTGTTCTAAATCACAAGCAACTAAGATGATTAGCGATATTGAAGAATACGCTGAGAACATCGGGGAAATTGCTTTTAACTTCAAGCGTACTGGTCAGAAAACGGAAACGGTTTACTCACTTAACCCGATCCTCAAACTCGACGCTACAGGTAAAGAAGGCTTTGCTACTGGTGATGAAATCACTGTAGAAATGGCTAACTTTGAATCAGTCTTGATTCCACGTTCTGTAGAACAACAAATCGAGTCACTTAAACAGGCGGGCTTCCCTGTAGACGAGTTTTTCAAAACTGAGTCTGAAGAAGCACCAGCGGTCGATTTAGGCGGGGACGAAAACCCGACTGACGACTTTTAATTAAAGTTCAATTGTGGTGGGCGTAATACTAGTAAAAGCGGGTCAAACGTGTGAAGTAGGTTACCGCCACGGCTATAGCCCACGTCGTAGCCGTCCCACCACTAACTTTAATACTAATAACAATACTAAAATTAAAAACAATCAATTAGGGGGATTTATAATGAATG